CCAATCTAAATTGTGTGGGTTGAAATCACCCTGCACATCCAATTCCAACGTAATTCTAAAACGTTGTTTCTGGGCCGCGAGATAGGCAACAGACATTAGAAGGACTCCTGAACGATTACCATAGTAGTATATAGGAGCCTTATTGAGAAATCAAGTATCTTGTGCCACTTTATTAAGTGTCTAGGAGGATTTACCTCCGATAAAAACAGGTTTAGGCGTATTATTTATCAATCAGTAATGTAAGTCATACTAAACAATATACCTCTTGTATCATTAAAGTAATTCCCCTGAATATATCGTGCAGAAGATTGCTGTGCTGGATTCGTTGATATTGCAAAAAGTATATCCGTTGAATTATTAGAATATGTAATGCCACCAATATAATCAGTAGTGTAACCGCCATTATCTAACCAGAAATTTCCAGATATACTCCTAGTTACTGTACTTTGAGAGAAAGGTAGACCAGTAATTACAATCATAGCTGATGTGGGAGATGATGCTTGATCCCTACTTAGTTGTCCTGTAAGGTATACCATCCTGCCAATTTTAGTATACCTACATTCAGTAGCGTCAGTAGTATGAGTAAAATTAGTGGTTGTTGGTGTCCAAGTACCTTCTTCATAATCATCTAATATGTGTGATGTTGCACCAGTTGAACTACCAGCACCAGTATTCTGGAAATTAATACCTTCAGCTAAATTTATTCTTCCATTGTGAGATACACTAAAGACACTAGTTCCAGAAGAATTTAGTGCTTCATATGCAAGATAACCACCATTATTATCAGTAACTTGAGACCTAACTACAGCACCATTAGCACCACTATCTACAACATCAAGTTTTCTTGCTGGAATGGTGCTTCCAACACCAACATTGTCATCATCAGCTAAAGTGAGAACTGTACTGTTTCCTGAATTGACAAAATCTAAATCACCAACTGAATTTACAGATAAGTAATATCCTTCTCCACCATCTGGCTCCTCAAGGTACATATTTGCAAAGGGGAGGGGGGTATCAGTTGCTTGTGCTTTAATTGCAACAGCACCTCTAGATGTTTCAGGTTGTGATATACCTCCAACCACTAAAGTTGCAGAGGGATTATCAGTTCCGATACCAACATTACCAGAAGAATCTATACGAACTCTCTCACTACCGGCAGTTTCTACTGTGAATGTATCAGCAGCAGGGAATCTAATAGCAGTATCAGTATCACCAGTATGTGATATTGAATCAGCAACACTTACACCACCACTTGTTGCATCAACAATAAGTGTTCCATCAGTATTAGGAAGTGTGAGAGTATTATCACCAGCAATATCAGGTGCCTTTATCTCTACACTTCCTGATGTATCACCTCTTAGATTAAGACCAGCCATGAGTTATACTTTTTAGTTATTTATCAACTAGATACTAGATCTACTTGCAATCAGATGTGCCTTATACGCATCTTTAACTGATTGAGTCCAGGCTGCGTTACAGATAGCTTGAACATCTGCATCTTCACCACTGATGTCTGTATCAGTCCAGTTGTCTGAATCATCAACTGAACCAGGAACTAAACAGTGACGGTGGAAAGTACGAGCAACTTCTACACCATCCTTTTCAATGATGTCAGCTCTTCTTACTTGAACTGCTTTAAAATCACCAACAACTTCAATCTTGTCGTTGATACTTCTTTCTGAAAGTGCCATTAGGATTATTCTCCGAATTAAACAGGGTTAGGCGTAGGTATTTATTAGTCAGTAATATATTCAAAAAATCCAATCCAATACAAACCAGATAAGTCTGCATTATCTGCTCCACCAAATAGAAAATTTGACCCACCATCTTTATACATGTAAAAATTGGCGTTACCAGCAGAACCATAGTTAGTAGTTATATCACTGGTAGTATTATGAAATGTGCTTGTTCCCCCACCTCTTGTATACGAACTTGCTCCCACATCACCATAAGAATCACTGGAAATCACATATGGTAAACCTCCTATTCGTCCTATACTACCATCACAAAAAGCAGTTGTAAATCTCATGTAAATATCAACATGAACTTTTCTTCCTATTTTAATATATCTTCCGGCTAGACGGTCAAATGAAGGGTCGCCACCAGAACCATCATCAACACCACTGACAATCGTTGGTGTAAAAGTGCCTTCCTCATAATCATCCAAGAGTTCAGAAGTCATTGTCCCTGAACCATCAGCAGTCGCAGAGAAGTCAATACCAGTTCCTGATGTTGAGAATACTAGGTTTCCGTCGGCAAGGTATAAAGAACTACCTGCTGCTACTTGAGTGTCTCCATTCGTAGTTATACGAAGTCTTTCTGTATTAGAAGCAGTAGTTCTAAAAACTAAATTACTAGAGGAATCCGCATAGATGTCCGCAAGTTTAGTTGCAGCATCATAATATTCAAGACTTCCACCACTTCCACTATTTCCAGAAAGTCTTAATTCTGCATATCCATTTGTTCCCTGTACGTGTAGTTCTGTACCTGGATTATCAGTTCCGATGCCAACATCGCCACCAGAAGTTATACGAACTCCCTCACTGGCATTAGATTCAACTACCAGGTTGGCATTACCAATGGTAGAAACACCAGTAAGAATCGTACCACCACCTTGAGTAGTTTGTATACTTGCACTTGAAGAATCAAGATGCTGAACATTATTAGCCTTTAAAGTGCTCATTGCATATACTTTTTAGTTATTTATTATGAGTCGGCGGGGAGAGGTGTGTTTCCTTCGGCTAGCCACTCTTGAAATTCAGGATTATCTTCTGAACAAGATGAGCGACTAATACCATCATCATCGATTTTTGCGTAAATAACAGTTCCAGTAATTGTTGTCCCTAAATTTTTGTAAGTCATAATTCTACACTCCAAGCTAAATAACCGTTTCCACCAGTGTTCCAGCGACCCATTGCACCTTGACCAATAGTTAAATTGCCCGTCGATGTTAATGTAACAACAACCGCGTTTCTAGTATCATCTCCATATACTGGAACATCAGTACATACTTCAGTATTACCTGTTTCTAGGATTCTATAATCAGCAGCAGTTCCACTTTGTTCGAGTGCAGTCGGTCTTACTCTAAGGGTGACTGGAGTTGGAACACAAATGAGGGCTCTGTTTGCGTCATAAACAAACCCCGTACCCCATAATCCAGCATCATTATCTGATCCATTGATTCTAAAATAATATCTCTGACACCTAGCCAACTCATCACCATAACTACGGTGTTCAAACGGTGTGGCTTTGTCGCCAAGTTCTAGTTGGACGCCGGTAATTGCAAAGTAATCGTCTACTGCTCCACCAACGCCAAGGTTAGATGCGTTGCGGTCAGCTGTGTTGTGAGTGTCCCAGCTGGTATGGTGGCTGCCACCTGTGAAATTAGAACCACTATTTAGCCACCAGCAGAATTGCAAGCCGGTTTCATTATCATTATCAATGACACCAGCTGTATCTCCGGGGATTATCAATGTTTTGTATTCCCATGTATCTGCACTGGAGATTGAAAACGAGTTACCCCACGACTTATAACTATTGTTGTATTGACGAATATCAAAAGATGCACTACCTGTTTTATTGGATTTAACCCAAAAGGATATAGTCATTGACTTGGCAGAAGAACCCCCATAATCCAAAACCTGCAGGTCTTGTGCTTCCAGCATCTGTTGAATAAAACAATAACTATTGGCACCAATACTTGCTTCTGTCGTGCATGTAAGTTTGAGGCTGTTTGAAAAGCCAGCTGGAGCATCTGTAGATTGATCAACTGTCCACGTACCTAAGGAACTAATTTGAATCTTATATCTATCACAGGTTTGGAAATCAGCAGAAGTAACACTAGTCTTTTGAGTAGCACGTTGAGCAACCTGCATCGCACCATTAATAATCAGGTTGCGGTTACTTAGTGCACCAGAAGAAGGATAAGCATTACCATTGACATGAAGTGAACCAACAGTAGCAACACCAACAGCTAAGGTTGCTGTATTGTTTGTAACTGCTCCAGTTCCAGTTGGATTATCAGTTCCAATACCAATATTACCACCAGAAGTTATACGAAGTCTTTCTGCATTATTAGTAGTTACTGCTAATGTATCACTAGCAGGGTGACTAAGGAAAGTATTGGTGTCTCCAGCAAGACTCACACTTCCAGCAGCACTAACACGAACTCTCTCATTACCTACATCATAGAAAACAAAATCTCTAGCAGCACTTCCTCCTGTCAAATAAGTGCTCTGAAAAGCAATTGCTGAATTATTAACATTAAGTTGAAGTGTTGCTTTTTGAGTATCACCACTGGTAATCCTAACAGAGCTAGTTCCTGAGTCAAATACTGTAAGATTTTTGCCTGGATTAGTAGTTCCGATGCCGATATTACCACTAGTAACATTCAGACCAGCAGAGAATGTTGAGAGACCAGTTACATTCAACTGATCCAGAGTACCAATTGTAGTTACACCAGAAATACTGCCGTCGCCGTCTAAAATAAGTGCCATCTTAGTTCCTTAGAGAATTACCCATCTTTCACCAGCTGGTACAGTAACTGTAACACCAGCTGCCACGTTTACAGGACCAACACTGTGAGCACTGTATCCTGCTGTCAAAGTATAATCAGCGGTCACATCCCTCTTATTTTCAAAGAAGACTTGATCACTTCCAGCACCAGTAGCTCCG